TAAATTCTTCGGGGCTTGGAGATATGTTTTGCTGTTCGAAATAAAAAAAGACTGTATCACATATATCCTGGTATTTTTGAATATCCCTATTAATAATAGAAGAATGCGTTTTCTTAGCTCCATGAGTTGTATTATTCTTGCATCGCTGTGCATCTGGTATCCATTTGTCTATGTCTATACGATGCCCTACGTTAAATGCAACTGTATTTCCGTCCCACTTTATCCTGTAGCGAATTTTTGCATCCAGTTTGTCTTTCTCTTTGTCTAAAAGAAATATGCAGTTTCTTTTTATATTCATAGCTTTTCTATAAAATGCTGTCAGCTAGTTTTAATGTATAGCATTTTTGTTGATTAATGTATCCTATTATTGCTTATTGCGTTTAAATTATGATAATTTGTTACTTTATATATTGGTTTTATTCAACTTTTTTGTATTTTGCATGTTCTATTATTTTACAAATAAAACATAACCTAAACCTAATACTTACTGCCTATTGAGTATATCTTTTAAAACACATATTAAATCATCCTTAGACTTTATTGTAGCGTCTTTTTCAGATATGATTCTTTCCAAATCTTGGATACGCTGTTGTAGCCTATCGAGCTCACCCGAGTTTGATTTGTCGCTTGGGTCTAGTCGCTGTATTTCAACTTCACCGGTGGGCTTAATAATTTTTTGAGTTCCGGATTCGGGCATAGTTACGTTGACCATGTTGCCTGAAATATTTTGAGAACCGTTTCCTTGTACACCATAGTTATCTCTTCCTACGTTGTTTTTATTTTCATTTATCATATTTCCAACGCCTGTGAGTAGCCATGCTGTATTTAATTCAGGATATACAGAGGAAATTTTATCAAGAGTAGATTTTCTTATACTGTCTCCTACATTATTAACAAAACCAGTTGATAAACCAACCCCCTTTTCGAATTTTCCTTGACTTATATTTATATATGCAAGAAATGTTATTAATCTATCTTTTGTTGTCATACTGAATTTATTTCTGTATCTTTGCATCGTAACAAGTTGCAGATGTTACAGAGACAAAGTGGTTAAACTTCCCTCGTTAGAGGTTTAATATATGGTATCCGTAGTAGCTGCAACCTATTGCGGATATTTTGTTTCAAATAAATTATGTATTGCGGTATTTTGTTTAATTAGACCTTTCCAACCGCAACTTTGGAGTGGTCACTTTGCTTTATTACTATGAATATATATGTTTTAGCGCTAATATCTATGGCTATTGCCTTGTTGATTTTTCTTCTTATTCTTTTGCTCGTTAAATCTTACTTTATTTTTGTTGACAAGCATATTAATAGAAAGATTGTTAACGCCATTTATATACTCATTACTTTTGCTATATTATATTCATTCGTACTACTTGCTGTTTATGCAGATTCAACAAAGGCATAAAGCCTGTATTATGTTCCGGTCAACATCGCAGTCGTCATCCCAAAATAGTTGAATAACAGGCTTAATGTCATGAAATTCCATTAGACATAAATCAAGGTAAAACCTATCATTCCTATTCAATATAGGATAAGGTAGTATGGATTCATTCATGATTTTTATCCTTCCTTCTTCCGGTGTCAAACCCGGTGACAAAAGTCTAACATTTCTTGCGGGAGCAACCCCTTCATTTTGAATCATTATCTTCCATTCACCATTGATACAAAACACTTCCGCTCTCAATGAAGCCTTTTTACTTTCGATTTCTTTCCGTGCGTATTCTTTGAGCTGGAAATCGTTTATCTTCTGTTCCTGTTCCTTTAGTCTTTTATCATACCGGTAGAACATGAATCCAGTGAATATGGCAGAGATGAATGCCACACCTGCGCTTATCCCCGCTATTATGTTCGATAAATCATCCATACTCATATAATAATGTATAATCCGCTCTAATAGTTAAATAATGTTTTATGCTGAAATAAATTCAGCAAAATCCTTGATTGCTGAAAATAAATCTGTATATTTGCATCATCGAAACATCGCAAAGATACGCAACTTTGAAATGATTCGCAATAGTACATTTATATTAAAATTAAAAAGATACGATTATGAACGCATTTACATTCTTAACAGAAAACGGTAAATTCAATAACAGTGAGATAATGAAACACGCTCACATCTTGAAGGCGTATCGTCGTATCTCTTTGAGTGAAGCATTGAAACAGGCTTGGTTCTTGGCAAAGAGACAACAGAGAGAATATAGAGAGATTGAAGAGGAAAAGAAGTCATATAAGCCGGAGTTTCCTAAAAAAGAAGGTAATGTATTGAAAGCGTTCTTTACCGGAAATCATGCTGATTATATAAATCGTGATAGTTCTTGGAGATAAAATATAACCCGTAAAAAGGTAGTCTGATAATCCGACATAAAGCACCTACGACAATCAGCGCTGTGAGTAAGGGAAACCAGTCGGGCGGGGAATAAAAGCCCGTATCAACGTAGAGAATATTTGCTACGGGCACAAAGGTAAACCGATGAATCCTAATTCGGGATGGGAGGATTAACCCTCAAAAATGAATCCGTGTTCAGGGCACGTTAAAGTAGCCTGCGCAGATAAGCATTATAGCCGATGCGGAGTATAGCGTAATAGCCAACCAGCGATGATATGAGCGGAAGGAAGCAACGTGAGTAAGTAATATATCGAAAAAATCAGCCTGAAAAACATCGTCTTTATCAGTAAGAAAACGGGAATAGGCGTCCGTACGCTGATTGTAATATAGCCCTACTGACAGTTTGAAACTGGCATCCGGTAGTGAGAATCGGGTAGGGCACTTTTCTGTAGTGTTTTATTTTGTGTTTGTGTGTTGTATAGTGTACGGTCTGTGAAGATAGTGCACTTTTTTTAATTAATCGGGCGGATGTGTATATCGTGGCTGAAACTGCGGTGAGGTGCACCAATATTCCGTGAGACCGGTTCGACTCCGGTTCCGTCCACAATAATAATCAAATAATTAATCTTATGGAAAAAGAAATTGTAGTTGACGAAAGCTATCAGACGAGAAAACTGTTTGATAAAATGAAAGTAGGGGATATCTATAAAGTTCCCTATGATAAATCCCGACATATAGGAATAAAATCAGAAGCTGCACGTAGAAATCGTGATGCTCGATTAACTAAAAAATTAAAGTCAAATATAGATTTGATGTTTCGGGTTTCAGAAACCGCAAATCCCGGATATACTTCTATTATTAGACTAAAGTAATATTTGATAACCATGCAAAGAGTATTGACTGAACTTACTCCTGAATGTGAACTGACCACCCAGATGTATATTTCAGGATTAGAAAAAGAAGAAATTGCTGAAATAAAATGTCGGGCATCTAGTACTATCAATAACCAGTTACAAAAAGCTTTTCAGGTTCTTAATGTTAAAAATGGAAGGCAGTTATGTCGTAGGTTCTATGAAAGGATTTCAGGAATTGAATTTACTTTTGATTTTTCCCCTGTTGTACGTGCATCTACGGCTTGGATATTTATTGGTATATTTTCTTTTTCTCTTTTTCATGAGCAAGGCGACATGAGAAGAAGTAGGAGAACAACGGTGGAAACTTCTGTAAGAGCAAGAAGAGTATAATAGTTATTTGCTGTCTAATATTAACTATAAAAATAGATTCTATGAAAACAATTCATAAAATACAAAATGTGATTGCGGTTATTGCTCTGGGGATGTCTATGCATTTAGCAACGCAATTGGAAATAACCACCAAAGAAACTATATCAGCCGCTATAATGGTAGTTCTCACTATAGTAATGTTACTAGAAAGAAGTTATAAAGAAATTCAATCAAAAGATAGGAGGATATAGAAATGATTGGAATAGAAAGAATATTAGATGATACCCCCCTCTTTAAACTAACAGTTGGAGAATTTAAAAATTTATTTGAAAGCTTAGTACCAAAACCTCAGATAGTTGAGGAGGAAGAGTATGTATATGGATATAAAGGACTTGCTTCTTTATTGAACTGTTCTATTTGTGCTGCTAAAAATCTCAAATTAAGCGGTAAGATAGATAAAGCTATTATTCAAGAAGGTCGTAAAATTATGATTCATAAGAAAAAGGTTTTAGAGATTTTAAAGAATCGCAAATAATCATTCATTTATTAATTAACCCAATGCCGACACCCCAGGATGTCGTAGGGTGCGAGTCCCTGTATTTGAGTTTTACATGTTCTATACTATCCTAGTGTCCGTTGGTTCGGTATCTAGGAACAATCTTTTTTGTATATTAAAATTTTCGAAAGCGTCGGTTTGTGAAAATATACGCTTTATTTTCGATTAACCACTTTAATAATATATATAGTTATGAAAAAAGTAATTGTAAGAGGAGATCGTTCCGGTGTATTTTTCGGAGAGTTAGTAGAAAGAAATGGTAGTGAGGTTAAGCTCGCAAATTGTCGTAGATTGTGGTATTGGGATGGTGCTGCTAGTATATCTCAATTAGCAGTTAATGGTACAACTAACCCACATGAATGCAAATTCACAGTTACGGTTCCAGAGATAGAGATCCTGGATGTGATTGAAATTATCCCGTGTTCGGATGAAGCTGTAAAATCTATTGAAAGTGTACCGGTATGGGCAAGGTAATGGAAGATAGAATAAAGCAGTTTCTAAGTATTGTCTCTGGCTCTGGCTCTGTCTCTGGCTCTGGCTATGGCGATGGCTCTGGCTCTGGCTATGGCTATGGCTCTGGCTATGGCTCTGGCGATGGCTCTGGCTATGGCTATGGCTCTGGCTCTGGCTCTGTCTCTGGCTCTGGCTATGGCGATGGCTATGGCTCTGGCTATGGCTATGGCTATGGCGATGGCTCTGGCTCTGGCGATGGCTCTGGCTATGGCTATGGCGATGGCATAAAATCCATAAATGGAAATTCTATTTATGTAGTAGATAATATACCTACTATTATCACAAATGTAAAGGGTAATATCGCAGAAGGTTTTATCCTTCAGTCTGATTTATCTCTTACTCCCTGTTTTATAGCAAAAGAGAACAATCAATTTTCTCATGGTAATACTCTACATGAGGCATTTGAATCTTTGCGAGAAAAGCTTTATGATGATAGTACAGAAGAGGAAAGGATCCTTAAGTTTAAAGAACATTTCTCTGACTTTTCTAAAAAGTATTCTGCTAAAGACTTGTTTATATGGCATCATGTACTCACTGGGAGTTGCAAGGCTGGAAGAGAAGCTTTTTGTAAGGACAAAGGTATAGATGTAGACAATGATAGGTTTACTGTATATGAGTTTATAGAACTGACTAAAAACTCGTATGGCGGTGAGATTATCCGCAAACTATCTTAACTTAATCCCGGTTTGCTTTGATCGGCACTCCGGGAGCAATTTAAACCACTTTAAATAATATGAGATATGCCAATTATTAAAAAAAATGATGTAACTCCTGAACGTCCAGTGATTATCGTGCTATATGGCACACCGGGAACAGGAAAAACTTCTGTTGCTACAACTGCGTATAATCCTCTTTTAATAGATACAGATAGAGGATATGATAGAGCTGTACAACGATGTGATACCCTTATCGCCAACAAATGGGAAGATATAACGGCGGAATATGAAACAATGAAGTCTTATAGTACTATCATTTGCGATACTGCTAAGGCGTGCTTGGATGATTATCTGATGAATTTTGCTGTAAAAAACAACTACAAGTTAGCAACCAATACTTTAAAAAGATTTGGGCAAATAGCAGAAGACTTTAAGTCGTTTGTTAATCAACTTCGTTCCAATGGTTCTGACATTATTTTTATTTGCCATGATAAAGAGGTGGCTGAGGGTGACATAATAAAGCATTCACCGGATTGCACAGGACAGAGTAAGGATTTGCTTCTCCGTATTGCTGATCAAGTAGGATATATATCTAAAGTAAATGGTAAGCGCACTATTTCATTCGAACCAACTGATACTTTTATTGGGAAAAATGTAGCACAATTAAAGATGATGGAAATACCAGAATCATCTAGTGCTGATTTTTCTACATTTATGGAAAATGTGATTTCTACAGTAAAGCAAGCAATACAAAATAAATCAGAGGAACAGAAGAAAGCCAATGAGATGCTTGCTGTTCTTAGAGATAATCTCGCATCCGCTATGACAGATGAAGATATAGCTGCACTCATCGAAGCAATGAAAGAATTACCACAAGTACTTCAGTATCCGTTTTTCTCTGAAATGAAGTCTAACCTTGCATCCAAGGGGTATAAGTACGAAAACAAGAAATTCGTAAAAGATGCAGCCGCTTAAGCCTCTTATAAGAGTTACACAACTCGAAGCATACAGAAAGTACATTGAACAGAGCGAATATGCCAATTATGAAATTACCGAGCAATCTGTAATAGAAAGCATAACAGGTATATTTGCCGGGAATGAATACACTCGCATAGGCACCGCTTTCCACTCCATTGTGGAAACGGGGAAGCCTGTGTGTGATAAAGTTTCTGCCGGGGAACGTACCTTCCTTTACTATGGAAAAGAACAGAAAGAACCAGTTCCTTGTGGACGCAAATTCAATATTGATGGCTTCGGTGTTATTTTGGATGTGAATCAGTATAAGGTCGCAATGGATTACCGCAACGAACATCCCGACGCTTTCCATGAAATACGCATTTACAAAGATTTTGGAGATGCTGTCATAACCGGATGCGCTGATATGATAGACGGTATAGAGATACGGGATATAAAGACTAAGTATTCTTACCCGTCTGATACTGACTATATCAATTCTTGCCAATGGCGGCTTTATCTTGAGATTTTTAAAGCGGATATATTCCATTTCGACTTATTTGTGTTCGATGGCTATAAAATAGACAAGCATGGATATGATGTAAGAGGGTTACCGCTTGAAAGATATTCTCCTGCGATAACCTGCTACCGGTATGATGGGATGGAACGGGATAATAGGGATTTGCTTCGTTCATTTCTAGAATGGGCAGAATACAGGGATTTAATTAAATATTTAATAAAAGAAAAAATAGATTGACTATGGCAAACCAAATAACCGGACGGATAATCGAAATCGGACAAACCGTTCAAATACCCTCCAAAAACGGTGGTTCCTCGTTTACAAAACGGGAGTTCATTTTAGATGCTACCACTTACGACCCTTATATGGGAGAGCGTAGCGAGTATGAGAATGTTATTCCCTTAGAGTTTTCAGGCGATAAGTGTGCAGAACTTGACCGCTTTAATCAGGGTGATGTTGTTACTGTATCA